AAGACTCTCGCTAATAATGCTTTGTCATACTACAACTACCATGGTATCACGCGCCAGGAGCTAACCGATCATAACGACGCCAAGCGCAATGTGGTAAAGTGTGACAATCTCGACGAGGCCAAGCAGGCTCTTAGCAACTTTTTCTCGTAGAGGGGTTTACAGCTCTGCGTCCTTATTGTATAATGGACGCACTGAATGACTATAGGTCTGTGTAATGTCTGAATCAAAATCTCTTCTTGCTCGTCTTCTTGCGAAGGAAAACATTACCGTCAAGCATGGTAACTATACGACTGCATACTTCGACGTGCAGAATCGTGTCCTTGGCCTTCCTCTCTGGCGTGACGACGATAAAGACCTGTACGATATGCTCGTGGGTCACGAAGTTGGCCACGCACTCTTTACTCCTCCTGAAGGATGGGAGAGCGCGCAGTCCAAGGACAACGACAATCGAGTGCCGGGTGACTATCTTAACGTTGTCGAAGATATTCGTATCGAACGTATGATTCAGTCAACGTATCCTGGTATCGTCCGTTGCTTTAAAAAGGGATACTCGTACCTTAACGAGTCAGACTTTTTTGGCATCGGTGATCGTGATGTCGATGCTATGAGTCTGATGGATCGCATTAATCTCAAGGCTAAGCTTCGCGATCTTGTTGAGATCGAGTTCTCCGACGTAGAGATGCCTCTCGTAAAAAAGGCCTTTGCAGCAAAGACGTGGGATGAAGTCGTCGAGGTATCTCGTGAGCTCTACGAGTTCGTTAAGAGCAATTCGAAGTCGCAGTCGCAGGAGAATCAACAAGCTGTAGAAGATAAGTATAACGGTAATAGCGAAGACAACGACGAGGAGCAGCAGATCGATCCTTCTCCTTCCAATGAAAAAGAGGACGAAAACGATGAAGAAGACGATCAACAAGATACGACGAGCGATTCAAACAACAGTGATTCAAATTCGGATAAACTTACTGAATCGGGAAGTGACAAAGGCGGGGATGCAGAAGAAGAGGAAGACGACTCACAGCCAGAACAAGTAGAGACTCAGCAAAACGCACGTAGGAACGCAGAAGATCTTCTTGAGACCAACAATCAGGGTGGTGTACCTCTCGTGATCAATGGTTTTAGTCGCGAACAGATGCGGTCCATCATCGTTCCTTTCTCTAAGGTGCGCGAGTCGCGTGAGCGGCGCCGTCGTGATGAAATTGAGCATATGAAGAGAGTGTATGGCTCAGAGTCATCGTCAACTAAGCAATTTCTTGACTCGATTAATAACGACTCTCAGTACAAGGAGTTTCTTGCAGAGACGAAGCGAGCCGTCGGTGTGATGGTCAAGGAGTTTGAGCTACGTAAGGCAGCATATCAGTACTCGCGCTCTTCGTCCTCTCGGTCGGGTGCTTTGGATCTTGAGCGTTTGCACGAGTACAAGATCAATGACGATATCTTTCGTCGTGTAACCACTCTTGCAGACGCTAAGTCCCACGGCATGGTTATGTTGATCGATAACTCAGCGTCAATGAGCCAGGCTCGCGGTCCAGTAATCACTCAGGTACTCAACCTAGCCATGTTCTGTAAGCGTACCAACATTCCCTTTGATGTCTACTCGTTTACGAACGGTTCTCTTGATAACGATAACAAGGAGTCCGGTGATCTTAGAAGCGATCATGTGATTCTTACGCATGTACTGAGTTCTTCTTTCAGTCGTAGTGACTACGAAGTGGCCTATCGCCAGCTGTACGATATCGCTCACAATGTCAGTGTGTCAGAAGGTCTTTATGATGAAATGAGCGGTACTCCTCTTAACGATATTCTCACGGGTATGCATATCGTTCTAAAGGATTTCAAGCGTAGGCATCAGGTTCAAAAACCTATCTTTACTCTTCTCACGGACGGAGATTCGACTACGCTCTCTGTGAACCGTGAGGTGTTGGAACGGTTTCGCGAAAACGCTTCTGCGAATGGCGCATCGTCACTAAACACACATCGTTTTGGCATTCGTATTCTCCTAGACGAATCAAAACGAGTCGTTGATCCTAAAACGAATCGATACAGAATAGCTTCTACCTCTGTGACTACGAGTCTCTTGGAAGCAATTCGTAAGGAGGTTCCTGGACTTGCAATCGTTGGTTACTTTGTGGCCAATACGTCGGACGAGTTCTCTCGGTCTGTGACACGTGCGTCCGGTGGTGAAGTTGATAACGATATCTACTCTACGATTCGTGAGGCTCGTAAAATCGCAAATAAGAACAAGTTCGTCTCGTACGACGACGTTCTTGGTTACGATCGGTACTTTATTCTGAAGGCCACTCGTGCAAGTAGTCTAGACGCAACGGACGACGAGTTTGAGATCTCTGACAAGGCTAAGCGTGGTGAGATCACTCGAGCCTTCAAGAAGTATGCTAAGTCTAAGAAGGGAAACCGTGTGCTAGCGACTCAGTTTGCGGAGATTGTGTCATAGAGGTTTACATCCTCTTTGGATTGGTATATAATGGTATTCGAAATGAACGGTGAGGAAAACTATATTATGATGAACGAAGACCAGACTCGACTGATGAACCACATCGTGAATGCCGACGGCGAAGCAGCGACTGAAAGCATGACTCCACGTGGCCTTAAAACGTACGCCGACGAGATCGGTATCGAGCATAAGCATGTGTATTCTCTTCTTCGTCGTGCGCCTAAGCAGAGCCGTGGTCGGTACGATCTTCATATGTTTCTTGCCTCTGATAACAGTTCATCGGTGCAGCCGCAGCAGGAATCTCAGCCTGCTCCTGCACCAGCGTTAGCAGCGGTCTCATCAACTATGAATGAGGACGTGTTCGTACCTCAGCAAGACAAGTATTTCATTCGTTGGGGTAATTACAAGGATATTGAGACCGTTGTCAAGTCTCGAGAGTTCTATCCTACATTTATCACCGGTCTCTCCGGAAACGGCAAGACTATGATGGTGGAGCAGGCATGCGCCAATGCCAATCGTCAGTACATTCGCGTACAGATCACACCGGAGACTGATGAGGACGATCTTATTGGTGGCTTTCGTCTAATTGATGGAGAGACCGTGTTTCAAAAGGGTCCGGTCGTAAAGGCCATGGAGTCAGGAGCAGTCCTTATGATCGACGAGATCGACCGCGGCTCAAATAAGATCATGTGCCTTCAGGGTGTTCTGGAAGGCAAGCCAATCATGATTAAGAAGACTGGTCAGATGGTCTCTCCTGCACCCGGATTCAATGTCATCTCGACAGCTAATACAAAGGGCCAGGGATCGGACGACGGTCGTTACGTTGCGGCCTCTATTATTGATGATGCGTTTCTTGAGCGATTTATCATTACGATCGAGCAGCCGTACCCCAATCTTGCGACAGAGCGTCGTATTTTGAAGAAGCACATGGAGAAGTACGATTGCTCCGATAAGACTTTTGCTGAGACTCTGGTCACGTGGTCAGATACTATTCGTAAGACCTACGAGGACGGAGGCGTAGACGAGCAGATCTCGACTCGTCGCCTCTGCCACATTGTTCAGACATTTTCCATTTTCAATGATCGTCAGAAGGCCATCGAGCTCTGTGTCAATCGATTCGACGAGGACACTAAGGCAGCGTTCATTGACCTCTACTCCAAGGTTGACTCGACGTACAGCGAAGAGAGCTCATCCACGAATCAGACCGAGGCCCAGGGTGATAGCTTCAATGATGTACTTGACGGAGCGTTGAACCAGTGATAGACTATAAGATTCAAGAAATGACCGACGAGCATCTTCGTAGAGCATATGCTATGAATGAGCGTCAAATCAAAGACTGGCTCGAGGCAACCGGATGGACTCCACCAGAAGGCAATGAATCTGACATTCAACATAAGTTCAATGAGCCGGATCTTATTGACGAGCTGCGGAGATATATAGATTCGACGTACGATCAGCACTACGCTCGAAACAAACTGCAGACGTTCGAGGCTATTGTAGACTGCGATCACGGAGAAGGATTTACGATTGGTAACATTCTAAAGTATGCATCTCGCTACGGCGCAAAAGACGGTTACAATCGTAAGGATCTTATGAAGGTCCTACACTA